CTCCTGCGTTGACCTCGTTCTACCAACAGCCTATGTACGCTGGTTCGTTTGGTGGTCAAGCCGCACAAAACGCGATGATGGGTCAGCAGCAAGCTGGACCACAGTACTTCAACCCAGAGTCACAAACTGGCATGGGATCGATCTATGGGGCGTACAACGCGCAGATGCAGTATGCTGCCGGGATGGCTCAAGCTAATGCGGCAAGGAGTGCTGGCAAGATGGGTATGATGGGCGCAATTGGGGGAGGCATTCTTGCTGGAGCAGGAGCAGCGTTTTAATGAATACAACATCCACCACAGACATGATTTATAAGGCGCTCAAGAATGCCAAGCGCCCCGCTGTGCTTTGGAGTGGGGGCAAGGATTCCACTGTGCTTTTGGATCTGTGTCTAAAAGTTCGACCAGACATTGAAGTAATCCACTTCAAGCTGCCGTTCTTATCTCACAAGTACCAGCATCACCATGAGGTGCAGGAAGAGCTTAAGCTGACCGTCCACGACTGGGTGCCGTCATCTATCGCACTTACGCACGGAAAAGATCGTATCGACGTTTGTGAGACATATTCACTTGGAACCGGACAGCTTAAAGTGATGCGCGGCACTGAAGCGATGGACTTAACCAAACCTTGGGTGTGCGGTAAGGAATGGCTCCATAGACCAAAGGCTCATGTTGTGAATGACTTTGACGTGTTGTTCTGCGGACACAAGAGCAGCGACGAAGACCCGTTGACTGGCTCAATCCCGCTCATGGTTGACATGAAGATCATCGGAAATGGCACCGAGATGTGGTTTCCGCTTCGTGAATGGACTGACGCAGACATCTCGCTGTATATCACCGCAAACAACGTCAAGTACGACAAGAACAGGTATGACACCGACGTTGTGTCCAAGCCAGACAAGCATATGAACAGTGACTACGTTCACGCCTGTTTTCGGTGCATCGACCGCAGGGAATCCGCATTTGTGCATTGCCCAAAGTTACAGATCGACGTAGAGAACCTGCATGAGCATGTCCTTCACGAAGAGCCAAAGTTTGAATACTGCAACATGCGAACTGGACTGCCAAAAGTGCGGGGCGTGCTGCAACCACAAGGCCAGTTGGCCGATTCTGCGAAAGGATAGATCCGATGCAGTCAACATTCCGCCCGAGTTTATCCGAGATGACCTGCCACTGCTTAAGTGCGTTGGAACGCGCTGTGTGGCGTTGTCTGGGGTTGTGGGGCAGGAAGTTTCGTGTACAATCTATGAGCATAGGCCATTGGCCTGCAAGAAGTTTGAAAAGGGCAGTCCTCTCTGCCTAGAAGCTAGAACCAAATTTTATGGCAAAACCTCGTGAACTTTTTAATACGCCAGCCCCGCAGGCGATGAGCATGATGGGACAGGGAATCGCTGACGCTTACGCAAGAGCCGGGGAGATCGAGGGGAAGGGTATGATGGCAATGGGCCAAGGTATTGCACAGGGGATTACGAGTGCGGCATCGTCGATTGCTGGGTACTTGAAGGAAACCAAGCAGATGGAGTCTCAAAACAAGTCGTTTGAGAACCTTCTTAAGAACCCGGCAGGACGGCAGTTATTGGGGATGGATGAAGCCTCTGCGGAACAGTTTCTTGCTGATGCAAAGAACCTTAACGCCAGAGACCAAAATCAACTGTTTAACTTTGCGCTGCCAAACATGATGCAGCAGAACTTTGTCATGCAGAAGATGAGCAAAGACTTTGGTTACGATGTTCAGAAGCTTGGGATATCTAATGAAAATGCCATGAATCTCCTTGGCTTACAGGCGTTGCTTGGAAATAAAACTTATCAACCTACATCTGGTGGGGCAGCTGTTCCAAATTATAGCGTAACTCCTACCAGCACGCAGCCAGCCTCCATCAACACGGATACTTTTCGGCCAAGGAAATTCACAATAAGCACTGGCTCAACTAGCTGGACGCCATAAGCGAGATAATATGCCATCTCAAATCCCTTTAAATAACCAATATATAAAGGCTGCTTTGGCGCAAAAGCAGCAGCAAGACGCTATTGCACAGCAACAGTTGGAGGCCTATAAGAGCAGACTTGCCCAAATAGATGCCGCCAGTGCTGGCGCATTATCAGAAATAGACGCTTATGCAAATAGCTTGCCTGAGCCTATTAGAATGGGGGCTGGAGTGCAATGGGAGCTTAACGCTGAAAGGAAGAGGGCACAGAAGCAGGCTGAAATTGCAAAACTAGAACTTGATCCAAGCGCCAAGGGGGTTCCCGAAAGTATTTCGATGTTGGGTAAAAAATATCCAGAGAGCGATCTTCAGCCATTTGAGTCTACGGACACTTACAAGCAAGCCTATCAAATGTTTTCTAAAATTAGCGATGATTACAGAATCGCTGATATTTTAAACGAGCAGCTTGGAACGCTTGGCAATATTTTAATACAAAGCAAGGAAGCCAAAGACAAAAATATTGAAAAAGCACTTTTACAAGATGCATCACAATATGCGCAGGCAAGCATTGCTCAAACTTTTGCAAATGCCTCTCAGCCAAACGCAATGCAGTTGAATGAATATCTTCGCGCAGCTCCGCAGCTTTTAACTCCACAGCAAACTGGCATTCTTGGTGGCGGTTGGAAAGCAATACTAGGCACTACTTTTGATAAATTTCGTACTAGCGAGCCAAATTCTGAAGAGCGCACCAACGCAGCTAATACTTTGGCAAAGGTGTTTTCCGCAGACCCAGAAAATTGGTATAAGATAGCACAGCTTGGAAATAAGGACTTAATTTCTAAAAAGTCCAACGACTTAAAAGATAAAGTCGTAAGCAAAGTTGGACCTTGGCACGCAGATGAGATGGGCGCTCGTAAGCCTGTCGTAAACGATCCGCTTGCTGAGTACATGGCAAAAAGCCAGAAGGCTCCCCAGCGAGAGTATGGCGCACCGCTTAACCAGTCTGGCGCACTCACCATCACCACAGGGGCAGGAACGTCGATTCCAGTTCAATCTGGCTCAATGCAGGCTGGTACTATATCCTCTGGAACTGTGATGCCAACATCACGCCCTCGCACCAAATTTACGGTTCTTACTCCTCAATAACATGCCTCAAGATCCCTCGCAGCCTCAAGTAGCCTCTGGATACTACCCTGCTGATGGGGGTTATTCTGCGCCAGAACAGTACGCATCCATATCTTCTGAAAAGATAATTCCTGCTGGATCTATAATCGAGCTTCCATATCACAGGAAGGACGGAAAGCCAATCCAGCTCAGGCTGGACGAGGATGTGCGCGAGAGTGATCTTCAGGCTGACATTGACGCTCAGTTTCCAAAGACGGCCCAGAACATTGCGCTGGAAATGCTGGAGTCACCGGAGAAAGTCAGCAAGGAAGACTTTGATTTTGCTCTTCAGCAATCCGAGGCAATGCAGGGCGCTAGGGGGTTGCGTGAAAAGGGGGATCAAAAGACGCTCTCAAGGCTGGCGGATGTCCTGCCTCATGCCCTTAGTTCTCTTTATGAAGGGGCGCTGGCACTTGGACAGTCCGGCGTGATGGCAATTAACACCGAGTTAACCACTCGTCAGCAACTTAACGCTCTTGGCTCGATAGTTGAAGGTGGGATTCGCGGGACAAAGCAGCTTGCGGATATTGGAAGGATGGGATTCAACCTTGCCACTCTTGATAAATATGACGCATACGCCGCATTGAAAGACATGCAGGCTCAGGAGGAGATCTACAAACAAGGTGGAGGCACGATCCCGTTAGACCCTTGGGCCGCTGAACAGGCAAACAAGATCAAGAACGTACTGGATGTTACGGTGTTGATGCCGGGAATTGGCAGCTTGCTTGGAAATCTTGGGAAAGAAGTTGCAGTTCAAACCATCAAAGATGTAGCAAAACAAACCAGCGTTGGAGTTGGCCGTAAGGCTGCTGCATTTGCGGCAAGTGGAATTGGCAGCACTGGCAGGGAGATCCTCGACGCCGCTTCAAAGAAGTTTGGCGAGTCAGCAGGAAAGATAGCATTAGCTGGCGGGGTGTCGGCTGGCGTACAAGATGATGGTGGCGTGCTTACTGGCCTTGGGACTGCCCTTGCCTTGTATGGGGCACCAACTGCACTCAAGTATAGCATGTCCACTTTAAAGTGGGCAGGCAAGATTGCTGGCGCGGATGCAGCAAGTGAAGTTATTGCACAGGGGCTAAAAGACGCAACAGAAAAAGGAGTAAGCGAACCCGTGCTTAGGGCGGTTGCAAAGGCGCTGCCGGGCGATAGTGCAATGCGAGCCTTTGGTCAAATCGCAGATTCAAGCATTAACGGTGGATTGATTGGCGCGACTATCGCTGGTGTACAAGCTGCCGCTGACCCATTTAACACTGGCGGAGACATTCTTGAACAGGCGTTTATTGGTGGCGTTGCTGGCACAGCAGTAGGGGCGGCGATTGGTCCGATTCCAGCCATAGCTGAATACAGCGCAGCAGGACGCAACCGTGCGTTTGTGCGCGAGATGGCAAAAGACATTGCTGGTCGCCCCGAGAACCGCAGTTTTGTTGTGGACGGACAGGAGATCCCGGTTGCTGACATTCAGAACAGGATCAAGTTGCTTAATAACGAAGAGATGTCCACAACGGACAAGGCTCGTATCTTTGCCATCCTTAAAAGTGCCGAATACTCAGGCAACGACGTTGGGTTCATTGACAACAATACTGTTCTCCCCGAGTCGCTTGGCGGCAAAGGTGAGTTCATGGGCAAGGGAGTGCGGGTCACCCCGGGGTATGACGGCAAACGCTCCACTGTTCTTGTTAACGTGGATCAAATTACGCCTGCCAGTGCCATTGAAGAGGTGGCTCATACTTTTATTAGTCGCGAAGCTGCCAAGAAATTTGTTTCTGACTTGGTTGTTGACCGTGGAGGCGTGTCTGCTGCACTTGAGCCGCTCATTGAACTTGGGCAACGCTACTACGATCTTCAATTGCAGAGCAACCCGCAGGCCGCTGCCAAGTTTGGCAGAGATCTTGCAATGGCTAAAGATGCCAATCTCCCGCCAGAGGTTCGCCAGCAAGCGGCAATTACACTCGCTGAGGAATGGGCGGCAAACGGTATTGGCGAGTATCTTAAGAATGAAGATCCAACCGTGCTTCAAGTTGGAAGAGGCAATCAGAATTTTATTGGCGACATTATTCGCAAAGGATTGTTTGAGATCAACTCAGGCCTAAATCTTAAGCCTACCGCTCCGACTTACGATCCGATCACAGGCTTCTACTACAAAGATGGCAAGCTGATTGATGACCCTGTACTTGCGGACATCAGCAAGAAGATGAAGAATGCCATTTTGTTCTTCGACAAGAACGAAGGGGCTTATTTCCCGTCAGATAGAGCCGCAGGCAAGCCCAGAGCTAAAGCCCCAACAAAGTCTCCAGCAGAACAAGCCGGAGTGCAGATCAATGACAAGCTCATCGATGGCACGTTAATTACTGGCACTCGGCCAATGGCTCGCTACGAGGATACCCATGCGGTGGATCAAAAGAGCGGAGCAAAGGCCGGAGCAGAGACAACCAAGACTGGAGTAAAGCCAAGAGGAAAAGAAAAGACTGAGCTTGGGAAAGATGACTATCACAACATTGTCTTCCAGCAGTTTGCCAAGATCACAGGCGAGCAGGCACTTGACCCGGAGGCAAATGCAATAGGTCTTTACTTTGGGAACACATCAAAAGTACCTGCTGGCACCCCGATTGTTTACACAAGATCTTTAGACAACGCGCAGCTGGAAGGGTTGTTTAACATCCAAACGCATCAAGGAAAGCCTTTGATTGCGCCAGAAAACCGCGATGCCGTTGCTCGCTTCAATCAAGCCGCAAAAGACGGAAGCATCATTGTCGTGGATTACGACATGAACATTGGCAAAGAGACGGCAGGTAGAAAGTACGCAGTAAGCGGACAGCAAGTTCTCTTGCCTCTTGGCATACAGCAAACACAGACCGGAGGGCCGATTGCTGGCGTTTACAATCTTTCTTTGCTTAACGACATCATTAACTATCAGCGGCTTCTGCCGGGGATGGAAAAGGTTGACGGTGCATTGGCTCAGTTTGGAATCAACACACTTGCTGACGTTGTCCCGCTCGTAAGGACTCACATTGAGAACTACTCAAGTGCAGGGGCGCTGCCCGGCGTGGATGCACTCATGGCGGCATATCCAAACGTAAGCAAGGAAAGCGCAACGATCCTTCGGGATCTTATGCACTTGTCCTCCAATATTCAGCCAAGGAAGTCTGCTCCTGATGTGCGGAAGAATGAGCCATTTATTGGATCTCTAACAGAACTGCCAAGGCGCAAGGTTGAAGCGTACAGCGTGCAGGGTGAGCGCAGCGAGACTGTGATGGCACGCGAAAGAAGCGTGAGCAACGACATCCGTTTGGATGCCATTCGCAACACGCAGCTTTACGCTGGGCCAGATGGGTTGCCTGTTAAAGTTAACGTCAACCTTGAGCAGTATGTTCCAAAGCAGCGTTCAAACTTTAGCCCATCAAGATCCATCCCAGAGACTCTTGGAGACAAACAGGTCATCACTGACCCCGAAACTGGGCGCAGGGCTTTCATCCAGCCTAATGGCAGAACGAAAGTGTACGGGAATGATGGCGCACTCATGGGCGTCTATGAGGATTTTACCGAGGCACAGACCAAGCTGAATCAAGCTGACATGCGCTTCTCCCCGAGAAGTCCTGCTGCAATCGCTCGTCGAGCCGAAGAGGCAAAGGCCATGCGTGCAAGGATGGAGGAAGAGGCTCCTGTGAGGATCATGACCGAATGGCTTTCCGCCGCTGGTCAAGCCAAGCAAAAAGAAACTCCATCAGAACGAGCAGAGCCGCAACGCGCAAAGGGCAAGGTGCGTCCTTCGATTGTCGAGCAGGCAAAGGTGCAGGCTCAAAGTGAGTTGCTGAGACGGGCAGAATCCACGGCAGGGTACGCCCAGCTTTCCAAGGGACAAAAGGCTCAGTTCCTTAAAGACGCAGCTGAGGCAAGAAATGGCATTGCTCAAAAGGCACTTGAAAGAATCGCTGCACAGCAACAGGCAAAGCGAGAAGCCTTCCAGCAGGAGGTTGAAGCATTCAAGACAAACACCAAGGCCTACCTTGCAAAGAAAGATGTCCCGTTCTTGGATATCGAAGAGACAAGGCAGGTGCTGCGCAAGAAGCCAAGCAAGCGAATTGAGGCAACTCCTACACAGCTTGAGGCTATCGCAAGACTTGAAGTTGCGCCTGAGTTTGTTCGTCGCGATCTTGGCCCCACGCCAAAACCAACAAAACCCGGAACGTATAGTAGCTTTGAGGCACTTAGCAGTGTTGGGCTTCCAAAGGAAGATGTGCCAATCAAACAAACAATATCACCTCGCGTAGTCAACTTGCTTGGAACAGCCCCAACAAAGTCTATGGCGCGAATACTCTCAGGGCTTGCCCAAAGAGCCGGGGAGATGCCAAAGCGCAAACAGCCGCCCATAGGGGCAAGAAAGTTCATGGCGCAAATTCTTGATGAGCTTGCAAAGAAAGCCGCAGACATGCCAAAGCGCGAGCCTGTAAGGATAGAGCCAACGGCAATTCCTGAGCCGCAGGTTGAGATTGTCACGCCAATTGACGAACCACGTTTGCCGTCCAACATGATTGTGACTCGCACTCCAAAGGGCAACTTCCAGCTATATGTGATTACATCTGCTGGCAAGATCTCCTCGGAAGGTCTATACAAGAACTACCGCGAAACCCTGCAACGCGCACAAACTAAACACCAAAGACGTTATGCCACTCGTTAAGTCCCCATCAGACAAAGCATTCACAGAGAACCTTAGACGCGAACTGGGGGCTGACAAGCCAACCAAGCAAGCCTTGGCCATTGCCTACAAGGTTCAGAAGGATGCTGCTCGCAAGCAGTCTTCCAGTAAGCCTGCAAAGCGCAGGTAACGAAAAAAAAGAAAGAAAAAGAAGTTGCACACCCATTCGGAGTGTGTAGCTTTTGGCCATGCCTTCATGGTGAAGGTACAATAACAAAACAAAGTACAATGACACAAATCAAAGATCTGGAACACCTTGCCCCTAACACTGCAATCGCAGAAATGGTTTTGGGCGTGAAAGCGGTTTATCCGCCAAAGTCCCCGAAAGCGCCATACAACCTGATGGTGTTTGACTCCACTGGAGAAACCCGTTTGGCAATTTGGAGTGACGTTGATCTCTCCGAGTACCGCAACCAGCGCATTACTGTTCGTTCCGTTGCGAAAAGAAACGGCCTTGACGGGTTGCATGTAACGTACAACGAGCGCAACTCAAAGTACGAGCTTAAGCTCAGTAAGTCCGGGCAAATCTTCAATGACGCCGAACTAGAGGCAGGAGCTGGAGGCCCAAGGCCGCACGCGCCAGTCACAAGCAAGAGTCCGATCGCTGTTGCAAGTCCGTCTATTGCGCCAAAAGCATTCATCTTCCAGAATGCCCAGTTGATGGTCGAAGCCATCAATGCCGCACAATGGGTTGCCAAGCAAGTTGAGGCCATCAGCCCTGAACATCTTCAGGCTATTGCATCCTCGCTGTATATCAGCGCAGAACGCGCAGGTATGGCAAAGCAATTTCCTACTTCTGAGAAGAAGGAGGTAAAGCCTGCTGCTCCAGTCAAGAAAGATGATGACGACGATCTCGGCTGGTAATATGGAAACATTAATTGGAACCTCAGAAGTTGCCCTTATCTTGGGCATTCCCACTCAAAGTGTACTTCGTTTAGTCCGCGCAAAGAAACTGCCGCATATCCGATACAACGCTCGGTGTTTGCGGTACAGACCGGACGACATTCGCAAGTACAAAGAGAACGCAACCGTCAAGGTAAATGCCGATTAATTCCCGAGCCAAAGGCTGCCGTGGCGAACGAATGTGGCGTGATGTTCTCCGTGAGGAGGGCTTCACCGCCCGTCGAGGCCAACAGTATGCAGGCGGAACAGATTCCCCTGATGTCCTGTGCGAGGAGCTTAAGAACCTTCATATGGAAGTGAAGTTTGTCGATAAGCTCAACTTGGAAAAGGCTTGCGAGCAGGCCCAGCGTGACGCTAAGAAGTCATGGATTGTTGCTCACAAGCGCAATCACGGTGACTGGAAGGTGACCATGAACGCTGCGACATTCTTTGCTCTTTTGCGAGAGGGCATGGAAGGCCTGAAATGATTTGGCGCATGTTACGCAGGGAGATCCTGCGGAGGGCATTTGTGTGCCTAAGGAAACACGCCAGCCCACAAACCGATCTGTAGGTTCCGACGACTCTGTAACTAGGTCGCTTGAAGAAATCGGAGAGCAGACAGGGGTGCGCCTGTAACGCACAACTTATAAAAATATATGACAACAAAACAAATAACAGAAATTGTGCAGCGCAGAATTACATCACTCAACAAGCTGTTGAGCGAGAAGGAAATCACAGCTTCAGAATATGTTGAAATGGCTCACTGTGTGCTTGAATATTGGGTGAGCAAAATTCGCGACATTAAAAGCCGTTAATTTACATGATGGCAGGGGTGCGGCTGCGGCAACGCACAACCAACAACAAACTAACAACATGACCAACAAACAAAGACACTTGGTAGAGATACCGGAAGAAGTACAAACAGCCCTCCTGCTTACCCGCCACACAGACGGGCGAATCGGCCTTGCGGTTCCCAAGGGAGACCCCAGCATGATGGAGGAGATTGCAATCATATACGGCATATTTGTGAGCTTGCTGCAAGGCGCAGAGCAGAACGGTGTATCTGAGATCGAATACATCAGGCAGGCAATGCGTAACACTTCACTCGAAGATATGCGCGATAGTTTCGTGAAGATGGCCATGCTTGCGCAGATGATCAAAGAGGAGGACGAGTCCAATGATTAAGCTACGCATCACAACCGCAGGCGGCACCAAGATTGAACTCGATATTCCAATCGACGATTCTAAGCCAGCTTCCACCGAGTCCGCTGTACCTTGTCAGCCAGCACAGGATACCCTTGTAGAAACGGCCACAGAATCGCAGGACGAGGTAGTCCGCATGTTCGATGAGCCAAAGCCTGTGCAGTCTGTGCAGGATCTTGTCGAGGCCTATCAAGGGAAGCTCGCCCAGTGCGCGGACATTCTCGGTGATGACACGATGAGTGCAGAGCAGGCGACTGAGGCGTTGGATAAGGCAATGAGGAAGTACAGCACTTCACCAACCTTTCCAAGCAACAAAGATCTTGAGCCTACCGGGAAGCGGTACACTTCCGTGGAAGCAATGGTTGAGGATACTTGCCCTGAAATCCTAGAGGCTTTCATGCAAAGCCTACAGCAGGGGGAAGGGGAAAAGGGGGAAGATGGTAGGATAGGGGGTGTGGGGGAAAGGAAGGAAGATGGGGAAAAGGGGAAACCCGAGCAATCCGAAGCCTTCAACTTTGAGTTCCCCTGCAAAGGCGGCAAGTACACTCCTCCCGTCCAACTTGTCAAAAACCACATCGCAACCTACGGTGAGCAGTTCGTGATTGAAGAATATCGTGAAGCGCAAAACTGGCTTATCTTCACCCCGGCAAGACTCAAGACTGAGGGCGGCACAGGCAAGTATCTTTCTGGCTGGCTCAAGCGTTCACGCAAGTTCCGCGAGGAGGAGGCACGCAAGATAGCCGCGCAACCAGTGCGTGTTCACCAGAAGGCAGATAATTTACTGAGCAATGCAAACACGCAAGAAGGCTGGTAGTCCGCCACCGGAGCTGGAGTTGTGCAAGGCTGAGGAAGCGGAGAAGGGATTAGTCAGTGTCATCCTCAACCACCCCGAAGATGCCCTGCTTAAGATCACGGAACTCGCGTTCAGCACAACAGACATCTTTGATTTGCGCCTGCGTAAGATTGCAGAGGTAACCCTGCAACAGGCGGCACAGGGCAAGGCGACAGACATTCGCGTGATATACGAGCTGGCACGGCAGGACACTCATCTGGAATTTTATGAGTTGAGTGAGTTGTACACGGTTGCGCCATTACTGTCGCTCGCTCAAGAGTTTATCGATCTTACCCGCACTGCGGCAAAGAGGAGGGCGATGCAGATCGTCATCCATAACGCGCAGGGCGAGGTTAAGACTGGGAACCTTAATGACTTCCTGACTTCCCTTGTGGCTGTTAGTGAAGGGGTTAAGAACGAGATCAGCCCTCCGAGTATTCTGGACAAAAACGCAATGCTTGTTGAAGCGACCAATCGTTACGAGAAGGGCGATGACGCAAACATGCGGATACGGACGGGATTCCCTGAGATTGACAATATCACACCAATGCGCGAGACAGACTTGATCGTGTTTGGCGGAGAAACCAAAAGCGGAAAAACAACAATCGTACTAAACATAATAGCAAACATCCTAACACATGAAGTTCATCAACTTGACACCACACAAAATTAACGTCACCGGATATGGTGACTTGGAGCCCTCTGGAATCGTCAGCCGCAGTCACGGCCACCTCATGCAGGTGGATGTAATCGACGGAGTACCGATCATGGTTGCAGAATTTGCTGGAGTTTCCAACCTGCCTGAGCCAAAACGAGGAGTGATTTACATCGTGCCAACGCACGTTCGTGAAGCACTGCCAGACCGAAGTGACTTAGCGTCACCAAGTAAACTGATCCGCAACAGTGTCGGGCACGTCATCGGGTGCGGAGCATTGCAAGTCAACAAATCCTACAAAGTAAAATGAAACGAGAACTAATTCAAAATCTAGAGATGGCCGAGTACAGAAAGCTGCCCGGTTTGTCCAAGCATCAGCTCGATGCCTTTGGCGTGTGTCCCAAGTACTACCAGTGGCGTGGAGGACAGGAGTTCAAGCCAACCCGCGAGATGGAGATTGGCACCTGCATTCACTCACTCCTGCTGGAGGGGCGCGTGGATTATGTGCAGGCACCGGAGATCAACCGCCGAACCAACGCTGGCAAGGCTGAATGGGAGGCTTTCTGCTACGACAATCAAGGTAAGTTCGTCATGAACGCTGAGGAGGTTGCGCGTATCGAGGGTGCGACTGAAGCTGCCCAGCCGCTCATAAACATGATCACCGCAAAGAAGATCATCGAGGGCTCGATGTTCTGGGAGCGCGGCGGGTTGCAGTGCAAGGGCAGGCCGGATCTCATCACCGAAATCAAGGGAAAAGCAGCAATCGTTGACCTAAAGACCACTAGCGACATCCTGCGGTTTGACTCCAAGTTTTTTGGCCTGAAGTATGACAGGCAGGCGGCGTGGTACGCTTACGGTCTCAAACAGATTCAAGGCTTGGATGATGTGGACTTCTACTTCTTGGTTGTGGACACCGAGGAGCCACACCTTGCACAGTGGGTTAAACCAGACGAGGCAGTACTGCAAAACGCAAACCTCAAGCTCGACGAGCTGGTCGCGAATCTCAAGCACTGTCAGGAACTGGACGCTTGGCCGGGGTTGCCGATCATGAAAACCATCACACTCAAGTCATGGCAGGTTGGATCATAACTCGAAAGACAACGGTGATTGGCGACATCAACCTGCCAAGGCCGAAGATCGTGCAGGACGTTGTGTTCAGGGGCGAGCGTGAAGCAGCCGAGCGTCACCTGCAAACCATCGTGAACCTGCCGCAGAATCAATCAACAGACATAATAAGCTGTGAAATCAAACTACAAAAAGATGAAGGACAAAAAACAGGAACATCAGCAAGGCCCGGCAACGGGAAAAGGTAAGGCGAAGAAGAAGCATTTGAGGCGCATCAAGCCTTGGAACCTATACTTCATGTGGAAGGATACGCAAAGCGGGGGTATTTCAGATGGAGAAGATAAAGCTCTTTTGTCAACGCCAATCGAGCTTCCGAAGGATTACTACCAAAAGGCATTGGAGGAGTATGCGTCAGTATATCGTCGCCCAAAAGATCCAAAGGATGAAGTCATCAAAGGCTTGCAGGATCACATCCGCGACATGAAGCAGACAATCGCAAACTTGGAAAATAAACTATATACATATGAAAAAAGGAGTAATGATAGTCAGTCTGGAGATGTCAGCCCAGCAGATCATTGATCGGCTTGTTTCGAACATCGGCGGCGTGCCGCTCAGGGCATTGGCAGAAGGCGTGAAGAGCGAGGCTGAGATGCGCGGCGTGTTCAAGGCAATGAACGTGCTGACCAAGGCCCCGCTTGTGATCCGCGATGATCTGCATGATATTGCGTCCATTGTGGCTGCGGCCCGAGCGATGGCAAAATCGCCAGAGGGCCTGAAGGTTTTGTTTGTGGATTACATACAGCTAGTCAGGTGTGATTTGACCACGCACAAGGACATCACGCGAGAGCGCGAGGTTGCCGAGGTTAGCCGCAGGCTGCGTCTACTTGGGCTGGAATTGGGTTGTGTGGTCTTTGCGATTACGCAGCTTAACGAGCAGGGCAGGGCGCGGGAGAGTCGGGCCATCGGTCAGGACGCAACAGCAGTCATTATCGTCAAGCTCACTGAAGATCCAGCGGAGCGCGAGATTAGCATTCCGATTCAACGCTCAGGGCCGTGTGGTGTGAGTACGAAACTTGGATTCATGGGCAGGCTTGCAAGATTCTTTTCCCTTACAAAATGAGCGCACAAGTCATCGACAGCCTGATGGAGCAAATAAAAACCTTGCGACTGCAACAGCAGATCGCTATTGGTGAAAGTGTCAGTCAACTAACAAACGATATAAAACAAATGGAACTACAACTACAACAGTATATTGACGCGCACAACAGGCAGGCGCAGGTCATCAGCGAACTGAAGCAGGAGATCATGCTTCACAGGCACCTAACCGAACGCTCGATAGAAGCGATTCAGCAACTTATGGCGCGACTGCGCGGACGCACACCGGATGATCTGGATTCATTCCCCGGCGACAGGGCGGCACTGCTGGATGCGGATCTTGTGCTGGCGGAGGCATACAGACTTAAGGCAAGTATTGCACACTAGAAAGGAGGGTAACATGAGAATGATTGGAATTGGAGCAAACGATAGCGATCCACGATACGACGAGCCTGAGTATTGGTGCGACAAGTGCGTAGATGAGCTGATGGAGCAGGATCTTTTCAATGAATGGTTCTGCCCTGCATGCGAGAAGAAGGAGCGCGAAGAGCGCGAGAAGGCCAAGAAGGGAGGCAAGAAGTGATACCAGATTACATCATTGAACAGATGGAGAGTGACTGGGAAAAGGCTTCAGCTCGCACGGAGAACTTCATGCAGGAGATTGAGCGTGCCCCTTTTTCTGAAAGCATCAAAACGAAAATGATCATGGCATTGGAACTTACCATTGAGCTACTGGCAGAGAACGAGAAGTTGCGGCGCGAGATAAAGCATGGCCCATGCGTTCCGATTGGGAAGCTAATGAAGGGAGGGAAGAAATGACCGACGAACAAATTAACGCAGCAATCACAGAGGCTATTGACGCTGACCCGCACTGGAAATGCGCCAAAAACTACTGCCGCGACCTAAACGCGATGCATGAGGCGGAGGAGGCTATAGCTGACAAAGGAGTAAATGCTTGGTGGATTTATTGCGGCAATATTGTGAGATCAATGCCTGCTATTTTTGGAAATGAAACCGCTGTTATGGCTTCCGCCCGCCAACGCGCAGAGGCGTTTCTGCGGACGCTTGGCAAATGGGAGGAGGCAACCAAATGAAAGTGCGAGTCTGCACATATGATAGCCCAAGAATGCGTAGAGAATGCTGGCAAAATAGGAAGTTGATTTATGCAATTGATTGCAGCCTTTTGTATGCAAAAGGGTTTAGTGGCCCAATTTTTTTTGGAGCAAACATTGGCGAATGGGAAACTGGACAAATCGTTGGAGATCCAGAAGCAATGAATAAATGCGACCAATCTGGTGACGCTACCGAAATGGAGGCGCAGAAGTGATCCGAGATACACTTATAGACCTGCGTCTTTTGTGGGGTGACCCCGAGTATAAACAGGCTGGCATGTCAAAGGTGCGCCCAACGTTAAAGGCGGCAATCGACGCCATTGAGTACCTGCAATGCATAGTAAACTCACAGACGCAAGACATCCACGACCTGCAAATGCAGACCAGCGCACAGGCTGCGATCATCGAGCGGCTGAAGAAGGAGGTGCAGAAGTGAGTAAGGCCATCTTGATTATCGTGCTGCTTGTGATGTGCTACCTCGGAGCCAGATGGAAGGCCGCTTGGATCCGGTCAATTACATGCCAATGTCAGTGCCAGAAGGAGGTGCAGAAATGAGCGATGAACCAATTGACGACATGGCAAGTCAACTTGCAGAGGCAAAGAAAAAGATCGAGCGCATGAAGCCAATGCTGTTGAAAGCTGCCAGCTTTATCGATGGATGGAATACGTACTATAAAATTTATTCTACGGAACAATATGTGTCGTATTACCATGATATACTTAAGTTTACAGATCAATTAAGAGAGGAGGCTCAGTAATGGGCTTAACCCCGCGACAGCTGTGGATACGGCGCATCGAAGCCATGACCGGGCTTGCCCCGCTCAACTTTATGATGGCTCGCTACATCGAGGCATACAATGTAACAGGCAGGGATAGCCTTATAGAGGCCATAGCAACCAAGGAACTTACAGGCATTGGAGAGGGAACAATAAACAAACTGAAGATGCTGGTCGGCTTACCAGTGAAAGCAAAGAAGCCAACATGGAAGGCGGAGGCCAAGCGGCTGTATGCGCTTTTAGATGCAGCAGGAATAGAATACATCAAACAAAAATGACACAACACGAAGAAAACTGCTTCATTGAAGCCGGGCTGAAATCCGATTGCGTTGATTTAAGTCGGACCGAGATTGAGGGCATCATCCAATATGGACGGCTGCTAACGAAAGACGTGTTTCAGGCTGCTCGTGACGCTAGATGCGAGAACTTTGATTTGAAGCTGGAGAACAACGCACTGCGCGTGATGAACGATGCCCTCAAGGATCAGAATAAGGAGCTCATGGATAAACTCAAAAAAACCAAACCATGAAACAGAAAAGCAAGATAAACAAAAACCCGATACTAAAGCTGGATTTCTATGATCTGGATGTCACTGCGTTCTTCTTGATGGCTAACAAGAAAGCCTTCATTGAAGAAATAATGGAGTTTGGCTGGTCAAGAAGCGCGGCTACTCAAATGGCAAAAGACATCATTGATAGCATTTCCCTGCAATGCATAAGAAACGCCTAGCAGAGGACTTCTACAGGCAGGCAAACCGGATCGTACTGGACGGGCTAAGGCGCAAGCTGGTCATATTCCCAGATGTCATCTCGGAAAGAAAAGAAAACAAAATTAGAAAAACTACTGGAGTTTGCTGTAAGTGCGGGCAATCTTTTACAAGAAACGTATCTATTCAAAAGTATTGCAGAGAATGTGGTGAACTTGAATCTCGCGAAAGATACTTCAGGCGTAAACAAAAGAGACTAGATGCAAAGAAAAAAGCCAAAGAAGCGACAATACAAGTCAGCCGAGACTCGCGCTCGTCAGTTGGCAGGGCTGGCAAACGTAAAGATTGAAGACCATGTCATTGGCGTAAAGGTCGAGAAGATCAACGGCAAAGGCCTCTTTGCGGGGGTTTCCGAGGATCAGCGCAAGCAGATACTGGAACTGTACTGTCAAGGTCATGGCTGCTACTACATTGCCGACAAAGTTGGGGTGTCTTACAACACTGTTAACGAGATTAAGCAGTACTATTTGGATTACGATTCTCAATTTCGAAATTCATATTTTACGGCTAACCTAAAGAACAAGATGCAAGTCTTGATCGACGGGGCAATGCAAAGGGTGGAGGATACCCTGCCGGAGATGGCCCCTAAAGACGCCGTATTAACTCTTGGCATCACGCTGGACAAGTACATGGCTCTGGAAAAGAACAAGTCCCCGGAACAGTTGCATCAACATGTACACCTGCACGCAAATACAGAGATAGCCGACCAGTTCATGAAGGCGTTAAAGCCAAAATGAAAATGGAAACCAAAATTCGAATTTGAAAATAAAACTAAAACCAAAGCCGAAGCATATCTATTGCGCCACACTTGGACACGCAGTTGAGTACCCTGTGCTGCTGGAAGAAGCAAAGCGCATTAGTGCTGAATTGCATAGAGCAAAGGAAGAGGGGTTCCTGAAATCAGCAGACGGTGACGATGCTATGAAACTGGCAAGCGTACTTGCCTGCTTTAGAGGCACGATTGAGGAGGTGCATGTCCCCCTCAAAGAGGAGGACAAGGCAAGTCAGTGGGCCAAAATTAGGAGTGTACTAGCGTGAGATTACAGTGATATTGCGTGCTTTGGCCCAAGCGTGAGTCTCTTTAGGGCACCGGAAGTACTTTGGCAGGCCGATAGCCGGACGCAAGGGTTCAAGTACCCACAAGTCATCCAAGCGGCACAAAAGGCACCGTATCTTCATGCTATGAAATAGACTTAAGGTAGGAGTTGATCATGTCTTCAGCTTCAGCCAAGAAACACTCCCCTATTTGCTCTCCGTTTACCCAGATGACAGTCCTAATGTCATGACGGCTTGAGCCGTGATCCAATAGCTCGGCGGTCTTTTTGCAATTTAGCAGGCAGTCAATGGTAGAGGTGTACCCGTTGGTGTCCTCAAATACATGCATGGCCCGAGCTTTTAATGCCTTTTCAAGCGAAGAATATTGTGAGGAGCGATATATTTTGACTGAGCAATCGTTTAATGCGGTGGTTCTTATGTTATTCATATGTTTAGTTTTGGGTTTGGGTTAAGCTGTAATTGATTCGGATAATGGCTGTACTTTGCTTATAAGTTTTGTTGGCACTGGCTTTCCTGAGTCGATATATCGCAAATGAGCCTTGTATTTATGGCCCGTGGCAGTCTGTAAGCTGCGTCCCCAGCCGCAATAAGTGGCACGTACCCCGCGACCGTCTAAGGTGCCCTCAAGGCCTTGCCAGCCATGCACGACAGCACGCACAGCGGAGTGGACGTAAGTTACGCCGTAACGGCGGGTTTCTTTGACGTAAGGAATTAAGTTAAGGATTGTCATATGTGTTTTAGTTTTGGTTTTGCTTATCTAAATTCGAATTTAGTTCGAACTCAGATTTCAAAATCAAAATGACTTTCAGATTTCGAATTTTATTTGACGGTAAAAACACCCTGTGTATGCACGATTGCAGGCAGGCACGGTGACAGGCCGAGGCAAGGCAAGGCTCCGCCATAATGCGACAAGCGCAAGTGTATAGGCGTTAAAGGTGCCCGTATCGATTGCGTTGAAAGTGAATGACTTGCGCTTGGCTTGCGTAAGTGTCTGAAAAGCAAAAGGAAAAGGCTTTCAAAAGCGAAAGCCTTTAGCCTTTAAGGTTGGAAGGTTGAATCAGTGTAAAAGCTCAGATGCCCAGCCGCCGAAAGAGTTTCCACGAACGCAAGAAAGAAGCTCAGCAAAGGAAGAAAATTCGAACTGGCGACGGTTTTCCCGTATGTATCGGATGCGGTCCCGTACCCGATAACAGTTCGCCCACACTTCCAAGGCTTCCTCCTCCTCAGCTTGGCAAAAGGCCTCTTCATCTAATACGGGATACGCTTCCAAGCTATTTGCAAGGCTTTCCCCTTCCTCAAAAGCTTTAGTGCCTTCCCTTACGCATAGGGCCTCCCACCATCCGCAAGCCCAGTGACCAAAGCGAAACACCTCCACATCATCTTCGAAGCCTTCTAAAGCCTTTTGAGCCGATTCAAAGTTTGAGCGCGTCAAAACATCCGCATCCCGAGAAGTAGTCAAAACTACGTACCATTCAGAGGAAGGGACTTCCCCTATGTAGTTTTCTAAAGAGTCAAAACCACTAGGATTTGAGATAATGTCTGAAAGCTTTTTCATAGAGCTTCAATCTCCTTTCCAGCTTTAAGCTTCCAAGCGTCAATTCGGGCCCTATACATTAAATCCGTCTCTATTGCCCTTGAAACGATTCTTTCAGCCTTTTCTTGCGCTTGTTTTAAAATGCCTTCTGCCGTATTCTTTGCCCCTTCAATTAGATCACTGGCGCGCTGGCCAGCTTCGAAAAGGCTTAAGGTTGGCAAATAATCGCTTCTCATAGCGTTTTCTAGTTCAATCAAAAGAGACTGCATCGCCCCTTTCGAATAGCTTTCAATCGGCAAAGACTCGGCAAAATCTTGCCAGGCCTTCAATTCTTCGTTTTTTGTCATATGTTTAGTTTGTTTAGTTGAAGCCTAAAAAGCTTCCTTCTCTCCCCTTGCCAAGGCAAAGAGAGAGACTGGAAACGCTCTAAGATTCGCTTAAGCTTTAGGGAACAAAGGCTTTGCAAGCCAGTAAAGAAGGGTTCCAGAGCAAACCAAAAGACTTCCGAAGATATAGGCCTCCCAACGAAGTTCGAAAGCTTTCAAGCTTCCAAGGTCAAATAAAGCCAAGCCAAGGGTAGCAAAAAAGAGTATAGTTCTCATGATTAAGCGTGTGCAATTGTGACAGTGTAGTTTTTTAGCTCTGCAAAGTCTGCAAAGGCTTTGATGGCTGACATAATAGCAGACTCCCCGACTCCACCAATTGCCTGCTCAAACCTAAGACCAGCTGACAAAAAAGCATTTTCAATGGCTTGGCTTTCTTTGCAGTATCCCCAACCCCCAGCCTTTCCTTTGCCTACTGCGTAGGCGTCTTTAGTTGAAAGCCACACGCAAGCGTACGCTGTCTCAGCAGGCCAATAAACACGAATAATCAAAGGCTGCTCATACTGAGGGATGCCTGATGCAAGAATATGAGCTTTCTCAAAATTGATCAAAGTGTATTGCCTGAAAAGGCCATGCTTTTCTTTTCGATATGAACCTAGGTTGTTGCTTTGAGGGTTGAAGGATATAACTTTTTGCATAAGTGTAGTTTGTTTAGGCTTCAACTAGTTCATACACTCCACCGTCCCCAAGGGACTGTAAATAGGCAAGGTGACTTGTGGCCTCTGCAAAAGGGATTGCATTTGAGAGGGTGACGGGTTCCTCCCCAAAGGGGACATAAGTTGTATCTAAAACGTAGTACAGTATCATGATGTTTAGTTTGTTGGTTTGAGTTTGTTCGAATTGAACGAAAGCAAAGGTAGCAAAAGAAAGAAAGCTTGCAAGGGAAAAGTAAAAGAAAAGAAAGAAAAAGCGTGCATGCAAGGGGGAAAAGCAAGCGTGAGACAAGGGGAAGGTTGAAGGGAAGCTGAGGGGTTCTAGATGCGTTGAACAGAAGCGCAAGCAAAGCAACGCGAAAGCACGCACAGCACAGCATGCACAGCACAGCACAAGGCACACGCTTCCATGCACTTGCACAAGCACGGCACAGCATGGCATGCGTAACCTGTTGAACGTGTGCTTGTTCGAATGCAAGGTGACATGCCTGCACAGGAAGAGGGGGGGAGGGGGTCAAGGCTTTCCGGGCTGCCGAAACTGCGACGCATCCAACCCCTCAGATTTTATTTTTGCAAACGACTCCCCCCCTCTTTTACTCTGTTGCGTGTACCCTATGCCCGTCACCTGCAAGCCCGTACACGACCCTTATACGCACGCTAAACGGCACCTTGTGACGAATAATCTGAGTTGACGTATGATTTTTGGTCGTTTAGTTGAAGATGATCATGAACTTCATTGTAAGCGAGAAACAAGTTAAAGAGGTCTACGGCGACAAGTTTGAAGATAAACTTAAGTTGTGGCAGGAAGGCCAAGATTATGTCGTTATCTTCGACAAAAGATGCAAACTTGGCCGCAAGAACGTCTATCGTGAAGACATCTTGTTATCTTTGGAGGCCAAGTTGGGCCTAGATGAACTTAAAGTTGAAGTTGTCCCGGTTAAGTTGGAAAAACAAGTTGAGCCGCCAAGCCAAAGTGACAACATCTTTGTTGATGTAGTGGACAACATCTATCCAAACACAAGATATGTCAGGACAAGAAGCGGCAAGACTATCTTTGTGGGAGGCAAGGGTGCCATCTTAAAGCGCGGTCAAAGGATAACCTGCAAGGGTGACACCTTGTTTCTAGGCAAAGCGCAAAGCTAACCTTAGCTTTCCTTCAAGCTCTTCTTTGTCCGCTCGCTCGCGCTCGCTATGCCTATCTTCTACTTTAAAGGTAAAAGGTAAAAGTAAGAAACCTCACCAGAACCAGAGACCTGAGTGAGCATAAGTAACCCTTCCAAATGGAATAACAAAAAGAGAAAATCTTTTTGTAAGTTACTTAGCTCAACTCAAAGTAAGATGACTCACCGTCACCGTCGCCTTTCGTTTCGCTTTTACCAAGTCACGCGCAGAGGGTACCCGAGTCAACCTACGCTAGTCTTCTTTCGTGGACTACTTGGAAGTATCGGGCTCCCAGCTCCCGAGTTTTTAATCCCCCCCGGTTTTCATGCAAGGGGAACCTCTCCTTCGCCTGTGGGCCGACAACATGTTCGATTCCCAGAGGTTACACGGCAGGCCTATTTTGGCCTACACAAATAGAATAGCTGTGATACAGAGTATGTCAATGGATTCTGAACAAAAAGACAGGCTGATAGAGAAAATTTTAAGATACAAACTGACCGAGCATCCGACTCTGCCTCTGCCCGACAAGAAGCAGCGCATGACGATGATCGACAACATCGGTCCCGAAAAGGTCATGGAGTTGTTTATTGTCAGGGAGAACAGGGTTAACGCTGAGAACTCCGACCCGCACAGGTATGGGGCTGAACTTGAGGCTTGGAAGGATGCTGATGAACTTTTGTGCAAGTATAATGAGATCGTGGGATTGGGCGGGAACCGGGCTGGCAAGACGGAGTGGGCTGCCAAGAGGATGGCTCAGGCGTTTGTCGGGGCTGACTTGTCCGGTAACGTGCCGCCTTGGATACTGGAAAGGATTCACCAGCGCGGTCTCCGCATTTGGTGTTTGCATACCAGCAGTATGACCAGCATCGCGATGCAGCAGACTGTGTTCTATAAGTATCTTCCCGCAGAACTTAAAAATGCTAAAAGAAACAACAACATTCAAATCAGTTTCACTCAAAAGAACGGCTTTAGCGAAAATACGGCTGTTTACATGAAAAACCAGATTTGGTTCCTGAATTACAAGCAGGACATCAAGGTTGTCGAGGGTGGCGAGGTTGACTTTGTTTGGTGCGACGAACTTGTGCCTCAGGACTGGCTGGACACCCTGCGCTACCGCTTGGTTACCCGAAACGGCAAGTTGCTCGTTACCTTCACCCCGGTTCAAGGCTACACCCAGACGGTAAAAGACTATGTAAATTCCGCCAAGATCACCAAGTGGAAGGAAAGTGAGCTTCTGCCTAATAACAACGTCTTGGGCGTACCCGCAGGCCACATGCCCTATACGGCGGAAAATATTTATGGCAGGCACGCCTGTGTCTGGTTCCACTCCAAGTTGAACCCGTACAACAACTGGACGCGCATGAAGCAGGAACTTGCCGGAAGATCCTCTCATGACATTAAGATTCGCTGCTACGGCTGGGCCGACCAGACGGCTGGCACGGAGTTTCCCTACTTTGGCGAGGTTAACATCTTCAAGGGGGATGTCATGGACATGGCCCCGGAAGGCACAAACTACATGGCAATCGACCCCGCTGGAGCGCGGAACTGGTTCATGCTGTGGGGCAGGGTGGATATGGACGGTATACTGTGGATCTACCGTGAATGGCCCGACCAAAGTTACGGCGAATGGGCGCTCCCAAGCGATAAGCCTGACGGCAGACCCGGCCCTGCACAGAGAAGCGGAGCTGGAAGAGGGGTGAACGAGTACAGTGAGCTGATCTGGGGACTGGAAACACAGGGAAACACTAGGGAAGACATCGCTGAACGCTATATTGACCCTAGAACCGCAGGCACGGAGACCATTACCAAAGAGGGTGGCGTCACCATTGTGGACTTGTTTGCCGAAGCTACGGTTCCTCTGTACTTATTGCCTTCTGCTGCGGTTCCGGTTGAAGAACGGGTCATTTTAATTAATGACATGTTATGTTATGACAGGGAAAAGCCGCTTGATCGCGAACATAACCATCCTAAAATAATGGTACATGAATCTTGTCAAAACTTAATTTATAGTTTAAGGGAATGGACTGGGGCGGATGGACAAAAAGGTGCCAGCAAAGATCCTATTGACGCTTTGGGGTATCTTGTAGTCATGCAACCCAGACACTACGGCGGCGAACAATGGGAAAAGCAAATGAAACAAATGTCTCAATGCGGTTCTTATTGAACTTCTACTATCTATGTATTCAGCTTCTTCTGATCCTCTGGCTATTGCGACGAATGTACCCGATGTCGGGGATTTGTTGAGCGAGTATGGCCGCGCAATGGTCAATTCCACGCAAGGAAACCTGACCACCAAGTTTGACGATATTCGGTTTGCCCGTTGGGCTGGTCAGAGTGATGACGGCAAAAAACACAGCAATCTTCGCCCTGAGGGCGATCCAGCGTGGCCGTTTGAGGGGGCAAGTGATGTTCGCAACCGTTTGATTGACTCAACCTGCAACGAGCTGTCTTCGCTTTTGGTTACAGCTTTTGAAAGGTCAATCATCCGCGCAAGCGGGGTTGAACTTAACGACACATCCATTAGCGGAATCGCCACCACCCTTTTGCAGTGGATTCGCGACAATAAGATGCCGCTTGAACTTCGCAGGGAGGCTGAACTTGGCGCACAGTACGCTTTTCAGTACGGCTGGACGGCTTTCTTTGTAGGCTGGAGACAGAATATCAGCAAGCGCGAGCAGCAGGTTACCATGCAGGAAGTTGTTGCCATTGCACAGCAAAGCGGCAGCCCCACACTCATGCAGTTGCCTGATCTCATCATGCAGCAATCCGAAGAAGCTGCGGCAATCATTCAGGCTGCTGTGCCGGGGACTACAGAGTCTGAGGCCAAGCGTATGGTCAGGGAACTTGCCGAAACTGGCGTAACCACCCGCGACGAGGAGTACGTCAGCAAGAACCTGCCCGAGATCATCGCACTCAAACCTTGGGATGAAATTCTTTTTCCGCCCGAAGCAGCGGACTTGCAGCGTTCCCGTGTTATCTTCCGCCGCACTTGGATGAGTGAGGTTGAGATCCGCGAGAAGATCACCACAGAAGGCTGGAACAAGGACTGGGTGGAACTTGCCGTACAGATGGCTGGCAAAAGCAGCACCGTCTACAATACAAACATTTTGCCAAGCACGGAGATGCTCGTTTACAACGGGCTGAACTACCAAAACATGATTGAGGTGGTGTACTGCTACACCAAGAGCTTAGATGGAAAAGCCCCCTGCATCTATTACACAGTCATCTGCCCGCAGGCAGCCGTGGATCACCGCAAGGAAAGAATCTCTTATGCCATTCACGAGAGACTGGATTACGCGCACGGAGAGTATCCGTTTGTGGAGTTTCGTCGCGAGTGCATTCGTCGCGCCATCACTGATTGCCGTGGTGTCCCTGAACTTGCTCACACAGATCAGGATGAAATCAAGGCGCAACATGACTCCATCCGGGATCATACTGCCTTCTCGACTCTTCCTCCCATCAAAGTCGTCAAACGGATTGGAGCCATCAACAAGGTTGGCCCCGGCGTATCTTTGCCAGTGGTTAACCCCACGGACTACACGTTCATGGACCCGCCAGCACGCGAGCCAAATGTTGCCTTTGAGCTGATTAAACAAGTTGAAACAAGTCACGCAGCTTACTTTGGCACTGTAAATCCTCTTGTTGACCCTCGTAAAACGCAACTGTCACAACAGGCGCTTGTCAACACTTGGTTGCTTACTTGGCGGAGCGTCTATCGGCAGATGTTTGCGCTTTGCTGCCAGTACATGAGTCCTGAGGAGATCCAGCGCATCACCGGAGGGCAATTGCCGCAGAGTTTGTCAGAAATCCACAACGAATTTGACCTTACCGTCAAGTTTGACGTGATGGACTTGGATAAAGAGTACATTGCCCAGAAGATCGACTTCCTTACCAAGATTGCACAGATGGACACTGGCGGAGTACTAAATCGCAACAAGTTGACAGCAATGATGATTCAGGCTGTCGCACCAGAGATGGCGCAGGAGCTTATCCTCAACCCGCAGGATGCAAGCCGACAGATGTTCAAGGATGTCCAGTCAGACATTGGCAACATGCTGCTTGGCAACGAGGCACTTTACCAAGAAAACGATCCCGCCGCACAGACCAAGTTGCAGTACGCCCAGCAGGTCATGCAATCCAACCCGAAAGCGCAGGCGGCTCTCCAGCAGGACGAGAACTTCAAGGCTTTGTTTGAAAACTACGTTAAGAGTCTTCAAATGTCGATTATGCAGCAGCAAAACGCGCAAATTGGCCGCATCGGTGTAACTCCTGTATCACAACAATAATGACGGAAGATCAAAAGAACGCCTTTGGATTTTCGGGCAAAAACATTGTTTGGACTGAAGTCATCAAATTAATCGAAGACATGCAGCAGCAGCAGTGGATGATTGCCATCAGCAAAGACACAAAAGGTGAAGATAGAATACACGCATGTGGTTCAGCGGACGGTATTAATCTAGTTTTATCGACACTTGTACAATTTAGACAGGATGCAAGACAATTAAATGGCTTGACTCCTACAGAAGATTTGGCATAACGCCACTGACGGGCTTTCCAGCGTTACTGGAATGATAAATTAAGGACTTGCTACCTTTTAGCATGACAAAAACAACTACACAGCCTGATTCCGGGAGTCAGGAGGCAGCACAAGTACCCGTTGCAAATAACCTCGGAGCGATTGATGGAGACAGTTTAACTGATTTCATTAAATCAAATTTCCTTGACGAGGAAGGGGCGGCTCCAGCCAAAGAGGAGCAGCAGGCTGAACCTGAAGCAGAGACTGAGGAGCCAATTGTGGACTCGGAAGTGGAAGCTGAAGAAGAAGCCGATCAACCCGCTGAAGAAGAAAGCGAGGCTGAAGAAAGTCCGTTGAGCAAGGGTGTCCAGAAGCGCATCAACAAGTTAGTTGCCGCGAAGAAGGCCGCTCAAGCAGAACTGGAAGCGCAAAAAGCCAAGTTGGCTGAATTGCAGCAAGAGCTTGAGACTACAAAGTCTTACGTTCCTGAAGCAAAGGTCGATTTTTCTGATGCAGTACAGCGTTTAACCTCGATTGAACAAGTCAGGAAGGAACACCAGAATGCATTAGAGATTCTTATGTGGTGCGAAGATAATTCCGATGGTGGCGTTTTAAAGTCATCTGACGGAACTGAACATGAGTTAACCGCTCAAGAAGTTCGCAGCATGAAGAAATTGGCAATCAGGCGCAAGGAAATCGAACTGCCTGCCCGTGCTGAATATATTCAGCATTATGCACAAGCGAAGGCTAACGCAATTAAGGAAATGCCATTTTTAGCAGATCCTAAAAGCGAAAAGTATCAAGTTGTGCAGCAAGTATTAAAGGATTTCCCAGAAATTAAACGTAGGCCAGACTTTGAGTGGCTTGCTGGTATATTTGCACTTGGCGCAGAGGCTATGGCCTCCAAGCAGGCAGCAAAGAAAACAGCAGCACCAATCAAACGCGCCCCAGCGCAACCTGCGGTTAAGGCTGCTCCGGTGACGGTGTCTAAAACGGATCTTCAGAAAGCCAAGCAATCCTTTGCAAAGGATTCTTCGATACGTGGAGTTGAAGACCTCATTAAAGCAATGGACTTAGTTTAGTCCTTAACAACTCAAACCTTATTTAGTTTATGGCAATTCTTACTGAACCTAATCTTAGTGGCCGTGGTAAACGCGAAGATCTTGCTGACATGATCAGCATGGTTGACGCAAAAGACACGCCTTTTACGTCTATGGCCCGTAAGGGCAGCAAGCCCGGAAACATGTATTTCCGTTGGCAGGCAGACAGCAATCCTGCACCCAAAGTTGGTGGTACTGTTGACGGCACCGATGTGACGTCCAACCAGTATGTCAACTGGGATGTGGGCTATCGTGCGGAACTTGCGAACTACGCGCAGGTCTTCCGTATGGATCCTGTCCGTGTGTCTAAACTTTCTACTGACATTGCCCAAGTGGCAGGTGTCCGTGATGAGTTGGCATACAACGTCAGCAAGTCCATCCTTCAGTGCAAGCGTTCGATTGAGACGACTCTCTGCTCGAACCAAACTGCACAGCAGGACAACGGATCTGTTCCTTACCTCACGGCAGGGATTCAGACTTGGATCAGCAACGCTGGTACTGGCACGCCTACTCCCGGCGACATTCCTTCACAGTTTCGCACTCCTACGGATTCGATCCTGACTGGCGCGTCCAGCGGGTTGACCGATACGGCTGTGCAGGGTCTGCTCAAGAGCATCTACAATCAGACTGGTCAGTATCGCTCCTATGATGCGATTGTTGGCACGGATCTGAAGCGTGCTTTCACGAGCCTCCTTGGCACTACCGCTCTCACCACTACCAGCACTGCTGGCGTATTGGGCGCAGGCGCAACCAAGGTGCAGACCTTCCAGCGTGATGCTTCTGCCGAGGCTTACATCCAGTCGGTCGATGTGTTTCAAGGTGACTTTGGCACTGTAAAATTGCATCCCACTGTGTTTCTCGGGACGATCTCTGGTGGAAACTGGACGGTCACCCCGTACAAAGGTCTTGTCCTGAACATGGACTTGATTGAAGTCCGTTACGGTGGAAACGTCGCTGCGGTACAGGCACTGCCTGACTTCGGCGCTGGTGCTGCTCGCCTCGTTGAAGCGGTTTGCGGTCTGGTTGTCGGGAACCCGTTGGGTCTTGGCAAGTTTGACTTCAGCTCGTAGGCTTGATTGGTGACACCTACCTAGTGGCGTGACTAGCTGGAGAGACAGCCTCGTCGGCAACGCGACATGAAGCGTTGTGGTGAACGCACACCGGAAGTGGCGTGACACTCTGGAGAGACAGAGAAATTTAGCTCGCCTACCATGTGTAGGAGGAGTAACAAGGTCACTTGTGGCCTTAGCCTTGCGACACCTGCCATTCTGGATAGCTCAGAGTGCATGGACTGGGATTTCTCAGTCGAAGAGTGGTGTGACATCTGGGAGAGATACCAGCCACTTTTATGCTCAATATTGACCCTAGTTTAATCCCTGCAATGGAAGCCGAGTTTCGGCGTGGATGGCAAATGAGACGAGTGCGTGCTGAAGTGCAGGCCAAACAGGCTGCGAAGTTTACTCAGCAACGCCACAAGTCAGTTGAAGGACTAGGCCAAAAGATGGGCAGCATTCCCGGTGATGCTTATCACTTCTGGGGCCATAAACTTGGTTATCAATGCTGGGAAGACAAAAATTTCTTGAAAGAATTTTGGCGTGATAACCCTCAGTGCAAAGTAAACTCTGGCGGCACAAAGGAAATTAGTGTAGGCTGGGTTCCGTCTACCAACTTTAGATCCCGCACTGTCTATCAATGAAGACTGTTCCGTTTAGTGACATCCTTGCCTCTGTCTGCCAACTTGTTGGTCTGGATCGTGCTACGCTAAACGATAAGTCTTTCGGCGCAATTCGCGACTTTACAGGACGCAGGTTGTCTGTAATTTGGGATCGCGAAGAGTGGCCTGATGTGCAACGGTACATGTACACTTGGCCGGGCATGCCTGTGCAGTCAATTGAGTCAGGATTAAATATCATTGCTACAGAAAGCAATGTTCCGCTTTCAACTGAAGAAGATGAAGATCTGTTTACTGAAAACGAACTAAACACAAACACGACTCGCATCAACTTTGATACAAACTTTAAGCGGATCTACCTGCAAGATTTTGAAAATGACAGGTACAAGTTAGGTACAGTTGGCGAGTCGTACATCAAGTTTTTAAACCCGTTTTACGGCTCTGTGGGTGATGGCCCACTTACTTCTGTCGGAGACAAGCAGTACAACTTTACTTACTCAACTGCTACGGATGAGATTGGCGAGTACATCACAAACATTGTGATTGAAGTTGAGTTCACAAACACAAACTACTTTGATTACGCAGGCCCAAACTCTCCTTTAACTTCAAAAGTATTGTTTTTGAACAACAAGCAGTTGTTGATTCAAGTTCCACAGGGGTCCTTGCATGGACTGAACATCTACAACAACGATCCACGCCAATCCACACGGTCTATTCCGCTGGATTTTATTGTTGAAGATTTTGCAGATCAAAACCCTCAAACATCTGAAGAGGAAGTAAGTTATCTTCGTACATTTGAATCAGGCCGTCAGTTTGTGCAATACCGCTTAACTCCACCACGCATGTTTGGCGTTAAGTACGACAACACATCAGTATACTCTACAGGGTCACAAATTTATTTTGACGTTGGCCAGAATAGTGGCAGTTACAGTATTAACGACAAAACTAAGGCAAGTAATGGCAATTTCTTTTTTGCTACAACAACTGTAATTGCTGGAGTTACGCCAGCCAATCAGACTACAGACATTTGGCAGCAAGTTGAAATGCCAGCTAGATTTAGGGATTACTTGGCAAACTCGGTGGCTGCGGATTTTCTTAAGTCTGAAGGTCGCGCTGAAGAAGCTATGGTGTTTGAGCAGTTGGCGGAATCGGCAATTCAGCAGCAGATTGATGTTCTTGTTCGCCAGCAGGGCCAAGTTCAAAAGTTAGACATGGTCTACACTTATTAACATGATTACCCAATTCATCAGAAAGCGGAACATTAATCCTGCGCTTGACGTAAACAAAAACTTTGCCCGAGTTCAAGTAAGGGGAAACTCCAAGACATTTGCGTTCAAGAAAGTAGATGTTCCTGCAAGTGCTCGCATCTTGACGCAAGCAAACGACTTTCTTAATACTGAAGCTAACCAGCGCCTTAACATTGGATAATCCATGAGCATCAAAATTTCTAACCTTCCAGCAGCCGTTGCTGTAAACAATGAGGATCTTGTTCCGATTGTCCAGAATGGTGTTACCAAAAGAGCAACCGCAGTATTGATTCGTCCAACATTTGGAACTGCTGCTGGCACAGCCTGTGAAGGCAACGATGTTCGTTTGATCGATCCACGCACGCCAAAAGGGCCAGCAAGCGGTGACTTGACTGCCGAGTATCCCGGACCTGCACTTACGACGACTGGCGTTGTTGCTTTGACTTACGGTGGAGCTGGTCAAGTTGGTCAGTTCACGGTAGACGCCAAGGGGCGCATTACCTCCGCTGCTTCTGTTGCTATCACGCCTGCGGCTATCGGGGCCTTGTCGATTTCTTCACTTGGGCCAAACGTTTCGGCGTTTTTGACTACGCCATCGAGCGCGAACTTGGCTGCTGCGCTTACAGATGAAGTAGGAAGCGGATCAGCTGTATTTGCAAGTGGCGTTGTTGGATCTGGATCTGCTGTGCTTGCAAGTGGCGTTGTTGGATCTGGATCTGCTGTGCTTGATACAAGCCCAACGATTTCGACTCCTACTATCAATGGATACATTGAGGGAAACACTAATCTTGGTACTGTAATAACAACTGCAACCCTTAATATTACAAGCAGCACGGTTTTAACAGCTACTCTTACAGCCTCAACGGCATGTACATTCACACTGCCTCCAGTGGGTGCCGGAAAGTCATTTGTGCTTTACTTAAAACAAGCGCCATCTACAGGGAACGGCACTGCTACGTTTGTAACTTCTCCTGCTGGAAATATTTCTTGGCCCGGTGGCGTTGCGCCAACAATGACTGCCACAGCCGGAAGACTTGATATATTTTCTTTTGTTTCCGATGGAGCAAGGTGGTATGCAAGTTATATTAAAAATTACACATACTAATGTTTGCTAAATCATTAATTACTTTAGGCCAGATTCAAACCGCCTCAATAAACGCAATGGTTATTGCGGGTGGAGGTGGAGGTGGGTTTGATGGCGGAGGAGGTGGCGCAGGAGGTGTGTTCACGGAAAGTAATTTCACTGTTCCAGCTAATATTCCAATAGAGGTAACTGTTGGCGCTGGAGGCGGGCCTTGTGGTTTTGGTCAAGGCTCAGGAGTTAGCGGTTCATCTTCTTCTTTTTTTCAAATTTCAACAAGCGGCGGTGGTGGCGGTGGGTCAAATGGCTGGGGAGTTGCACTATCTGGAGGCAGTGGTGGTGGTGGGCCGACCAGCGCTGATTTTCCTAATGGCGGCTTTGGAAATGTTCCTGCATTAACTCCAGTGCAAGGATATAATGGCGGAACTGGATTTATTGGAGGTGGCGCAGGAGGTGGAGGAGGCGCGGGAGCAGTGGGAGTAAATGGAGCATCAACGGCAGCAGGCGCAGGCGGCGCAGGCCGATCTGTGACAGTTGCAGGCACTCCAACAACCTATGCCGGAGGAGGAGGAGGAGTGATGATTAATTCAAGTGCAGGTGGAGCAGGTGGAACTGGAGGCGGTGGAGCCGGGGCAAGAAGCACAAATCTAATTGCAGGAAACGGCACAGTTAACACAGGCAGTGGTGGCGGTGGAGGTTATAATGGACCTAATGATGTTTCAGGTTCAGGGGGATCAGGAATTGTAAAAATTTGGTACGCAGGCACAACATCGCGTGCAACCATTACTGGAACTGGCAATACCACTACAACTGTTTCATCAAATACAGTGCACACATTTATCACCTCTGGCACAATCGCATTTACTTCGTAGCTAGTATTGTTAAGCTTATTTTTGCAGCTCAAATAAAGTTATGGCAGACATCAAGATCTCACAACTTCCTGTAGCAAGCATTGTTAATGACAATGACATTGTTGTCTTAAACCAAGCAGGCGACACCAAGACTGCTGCGAAGAGCCTTATCGTTGCTGGACTGGCTACAACGGATCAAATATCCGGGCTTACAGATAGCGCACAAGTCGAAGCCCTCGCTTCCGCGCAAATCGCTGCTATTACGCCTGCGTCTATTGGAGCTGTAGCAACCAGTGATGTCATTGCTATCAGCAAAGGTGGAACTGGAGCGACAGACGCTGTTAGTGCGCTGACCAACCTTGGCGGCATTACTTCCGCACAGGTTCCTGCGTTTGATACGCAACAGCTAAACGCTTATGTGCTCAAGTCTGGCTCGACAATGGAAGGTCGCCTCATCATGGCGGCAACCACAGATCAACCAAAAGCCAACATTGGCAGTGCTTTGCCTAGTGCTACAGTAAACTCGACTATTGGCGGCGACCTTTGGATTAGCAATCAAAGCAAACTTACATTTTCTCCAACCACAGGAACTGCTGTGGCTGTTGCTGGGCTTACTCAGTCCAACCAATTTAATCAGCAGCAAACTATTGGCGCTGGCACAGCGGTAACCTCGCTTGTGGTTAGCCCAAGCAGTACGGGTCGAGCTGCTACGTTTGCGGCAAACAGCACTGTTCCTGCTGTTGCAATTACACAGAGCGGCACAGGCGCGGCGTTGTCTGTGGATAGCAAGGGAATCTTGTTCTACGACAACACGACTCAGTCTGGAGCAACTCGTCATTACGCAGTAGATTTAGCTGCCACATCAAATCAAAGCGGGACTCCCAACATAGGAGTTACACCAAACACGTTTACTTACTCTACTTTTGGTAGCGTGCAAGTTGATCTTGTTTCGATTTCTGTTGGCACCCTTTTGCTTTTTACTGCACAAGCTGATCCAAAGCAGAATGGGCCTTGGATTGCAACTCAGGCAAATGTTTCTGGAGTATCTGGTTTTGTTTTAACTCGCCCTACTTGGTTTAGTGGAACAATTGGACAGGCAGTCACAATCAGTGTTGGTCAAGGTAACACAAGGTCTGGATACATTTACACCTGCGGGAAAGCCACAAACGGGCCAATTGCTGTTGGATCTAGTGATATCGCTGTCTCAGTTGTTAACTACAACCAGAACGCACTTACTACCGCACAGATCACTGGGTTTGCCACAACCGCTCAACTTGGCGGATACGCGACCACTTCACAGCTTTCCGGCATTGCCACAACAGCACAACTTTCAGGGTTTGCGACAACGACGCAACTTGGAGGCTACGCAACCACAACGCAGATTAGCACGCTTCAGCCTGCGCTGACATCTGCCGCGCCCCTTGCGCTTTCACAAGGAGGAACCGGGGCAACGACCGCTGTCGCTGCGTTGTCTAATCTCGGAGCACTGTCTGCTACGGCTGCTGCTGGCGGAGATCTGTCTGGCAACTATCCCAACCCAACGGTAGCAAAGATTCAGGGACAGGCTGTATCATCTGCGTCTCCGTCAACCGGGCAAGTGTTAACTTGGAATGGAACAACGTGGGTTGCTACGGCTCCAGCAGCAGGGGGATCTGGCGGCGGCGGGGTGTTGTTTTATTTTAATAATGCAACTGGAGGTGGAACTATTCCAGCAGGAGCCAAGGAACTTGGTCGTGTTGCTGAAATTAGTCAATCCACCATCACAAGTGGAACGCTTACAAGTGGAGTTTGGACGCCAATTGCAGGATTTGTTTCTGACAACGATCCTCTTGATCCCAATCTTGAGTTTCTTCCTGCTGGCATTTTTGATTTTAATGTCTGGTGCACTAGCACGGCAAACATAAATGCCCCAACATTACTAAGGGCAGTTGTATATCGGTGGACTGGCTCTGCATCAATACAAGTTGGAAATCCGTCTGGAAGCGCAGTGGTAACAAATGGGGCAACAAGCACGCAAACTGCTATTTCGATGGTAATTCCGCAAACAGACATCGACCCGAGTGATCGTCTGTATATTGTGTTGGAGGCGCAAGCATCTGGATCTGGGCATCAAGTTAGCATTGACCTTGGCAACAACACGCCTTCGCATGTCCACACGACGATCCCATCAGTTGGCGGCACGGGCGTAGTTAAGGTCATCAACGGTGTTCCGCAAAACCCGGCTTCGTTCATCATTGACGCTGATATCGCTACTAACGCAGCTATTGCGCTTAGCAAAGTACAAATGTCTCAAGTCAGCGTGTCTGCGGGTGCAGGACTGACTGGTGGTGGAAATCTTTCAACTAGCCGCACTCTCGCACTGCAAACCACTGGGATCGCTGCTATTACTGGTGCAGGTTCTTCTGTGGCAGTACCCGTAATTTCGGCCAACATTTACGGTCAAATCACCGCGCTTACAACGGAAGCAATTGCTGTCGGCGGATCTGGCACGGTAACGTCGATTACGGCTGGCACTGGCCTTACAGGTGGCACGATTACTGGAACTGGAACGATTGCGCTACAGACGGCTGGTCCGGGAGTGCTATCGAACGTAGGATCGAGTACAGCGGTGCCAGTCATTAGCGTGGACGCTTACGGGCGTATCAGTGCGCTTCAGACGGCTTCCTTGTCGCAGCTTGGCGTTGGCACAGTGACGAGCATTGCGATGACGAGCCAAGTGTCCGGTTTGTCGTTCGCTCCAACGAGCGCGATTACTGACAATGGCACGTTCAACCTGACTGGCGTGCTTGGAATCGACGGTGGCGGCACAGGGGCCACAACGGCAGTAGCAGCACTAACAAATCTTGGCGCCTTAAGCGCAACAGCAGCGGCTGGAGGAGATTTGTCTGGGAATTATCCGAGTCCAACAGTGGCAAAGATTCAAGGCAATACAGTATCTTCCACAACTCCATTAAGCGGACAGGCATTGATCTACAATGGAACACAATGGGAGCCAGCCGCAACGTCTGGAACAGGAACGGTAACCAGCGTAACCGCAGGCAACGGGTTGACTGGTGGCACTATTACTTCCAGCGGAACTATTGCACTATCAACCACAGGGCCGGGGGCAATTACAGCAGGATCTAGTTCGGCAGTGCCAGTTATTACCCTTGATCAATATGGGCGTGTTAGCTCGCTTACTACTGCTCCAATTTCAGGTGGCGGTGGCGGTGGAACTGGCGAAGGAATGCAGTTTGCGATTGTGCGCCACAGTTCGGCAGTTACTCCAGCAAATGCAGGAGCGGTTAACATAAGTGCCTGGGGAGTAAACGCAACAACAATTAACTTTTCTGCTACACCATCGTTTACGTTGGTTCCGGGGATGGTGCTTAGTGTTGCCGGATTAAACACAATTGCAATTAGAACTGTAAATAGTCCTACGCAAGTTGTTTTAGCAAGCGGAGCTACAGCGGCAGGATCTTCCCAAAGTAATGTTAATGTTCAAAACACAACCACAACTACATTTACAGTTACTGTTGGAGCACTTCCAACTTATGACGGAAGAACCTTGCAGCAGAATGATGTAGTTTTTCTTACAGGACAAGCGGCAACAGCGCAAAATGGTCCATGGATTGTAACTACGCTTGGAGCAGCTGGAGTTTCAGCAGTATTTACTCGTCCTTCTTGGTTTACTGGAACATTGTCTGGGCCAAAACAAGTAGGCATTCAGGGTGGAACAGTTGGTTTTGGGTTTACTTTCAGTATTGCAGGAAATATACCATCAAACACTTCATATCTTGTTGGTGTTGATCCACTGCTTGCACTTGCTGTGGCGCAAAGAGCCAGCTTTGCTCTTACAGGCGCAGCTAACACATTTACACAAAAGCAAACATTTGCAGCAAACTCAACAACGGTTAATCCGTTTAGCTTTTCGACAGCCAGTCAGGCGCTATTGACCGCTGCCACACTTGGCGCTGTTGAGTGGGACAACCAGCAGATGTATGTTACCAGCTCAACGACTGCTGCTGGAACAGCGCGAAATCCGATTGCGACATCAATGGTGCCCATTAACAATCAGACTGGCACAACTGTAAGCTACACACTTACACACATTAATAGCGGATCAGATGCTGGAAAATTAATTGTTGTAAACAGTACGAATCCAGCCACAATTACAATTCCACTTGAAGCAAGCCCAAATTCAAACTTTCCAATAGGAACGCAAATTCTTGTAATGCAACTTGGCCTTGGTCAAGTGACCATTTCTCCAACTGCTCCAGTTGCGTTAAACGGAAGAAATGGATTAAAAACATTTGCAATTTACTCTATTATTTCATTGATTAAAATTGCCTCAGATTCTTGGATAGTTGCAGGAGACGCTACTGTATGATTGCGTATTTAGGAACATTAAGAAATGGATCAACGGCTCCGCCTCCGCCAGATCCAACAAATATTACGTTTAGTTCTGTGATAGTTGCTGGCGGAGGAGGCGGTGGTGGAGATTGGGGAACTTCCGGCGGAGGAGGTGCAGGTGGAGTATTGCTTTTAAGCGACATTATTACACAAAATGGCTTTATTAATACTGTATATATAGGCGCTGGAGGCCGTGTTGGATCAAGGTTTCAAGCGGGGGTAAATGGAGTAAATTCACAACTTTTACTTTCTGGAAATACATATTCCTCAGTTGGAGGAGGCCGTGGTGGCGGAAATGGAGACAGTGAGGCAACTACCGTAGCTTCTAATGGTGGATCTGGTGGCGGACAGTCTTTTAATTCAGGTGGTTCTACAAGTCGCCCTAATACCGCTGGAGGTTTAGGAACACTAAATCAAGGCAACAATGGAGGAGCAACATCGTCAGTAGCTAATACGGCTGGTGGCGGAGGTGGATATAGCACAGCGGGGCAAGATGCAACTACAACTCAAAATGGAATAGGCGGAAGCGGATATTTGTCAATTATATCAAAAACATATTCAACTGGAGGAAATGGAGGAAGTGGAATAAACGGAAATCCAAACACAGGAAATGGTGGCGCGGCAGTAAGAACTGGAGGATCTGGAGCAGTTTTAATTTACGTTCCTATTGGTAAAACATTTAATTTAATATCTGGAACAGTCGTGACGTATTCGGTTGCAGGATATGATTCAATAAAAGAGTTTGTGACGTCTGGACAGTTTTCACTTTCTTAATCTATGGCACACTTTGCTGAAATCATCGACGGTGTAGTGCAACGAGTTATCGTTGCGGAACAAGACTTTATTGACTCTATTCCCGGTCAATGGGTTCAGACCAGCTACAACACACACGCTGGGCAACATCCAGAAGGACGTCCTTTACGAAAGAACTACGCTGGAATTGGAAGCATTTATGATAGCGTCAGGGATGCTTTTTATTCTCCGCAACCGTACCCATCTTGGGTGCTAGACGAGGAAACATGCGAGTGGCAACCTCCTGTGCCTTATCCAACTGATGGCGGTAGATATACTTGGAGTGAGGAGTCTTTGTCTTGGGTTGTTATCCCTTAATTTATGCCAAGAAAATCCGTATCCCTAGCAGTTGGCCGAGGTGAAAAACTTCCCGTGTCTAAAGGCGCAGGACTTACAGCCAAAGGTCGAGCCAAATACAACAGGGCCACAGGCAGCAACCTAAAGGCTCCTGCACCTAATCCAAAGACAAAAGCTGAAGCTGGCCGCAAGAAGAGCTTCTGTGCTAGAATGGCTGGTGTCGTAGCCAAGGCTAAAGGCCCGGCAGAACGGGCTAGAGCAAGCATGAGACGCTGGAAGTGTTAATCCTATGAAATACCTACTAGAACGGCTCAAAGAGCCATCCACATGGCGCGGTTTGTTTGCTGTACTCACAGCAGTTGGCCTAAAGTTGCACCCAGAGATGCAGGAGGCTATCTTGACAACTGGGTTGGCATTAATCGGCATGATCAACGTCTTCCGAAAGGAATCAAATGATACCAAACCTGCTGCAAATAGTACGCCTGTGGTTGGAGATCAAGGCTAAACGGGCTTCATGGGAGTTGGAACGTGACATAGCCAAGTACTGCGATGATGTCGAAACTCAGATCCTTGAAGCTAGGGCCAGTGGCCGTGATGCTTTGGCTGACAGGTTGCGTCACCAATTCACGCGATCAAGCAAGATACTTGTATCCTCCCAGCAAGGAAATCCTTGAGCTTCAGGCAGGACAAACGTACACTGCCGAGGTGGCGCAGAAATGGCATTCAGACTCCCGATACCAGCGACTTGAGTTGGATTTACTGAATGCTGTGTCCGCCGTAAAGCAGGCACAACACCGATGAATCTTAAAGATGCTGGTATTGATATTGGTCTTGCTATTGCTGGCCTCTTCGGGGCGATCTTAATGTCGTCTAAGCAGGCAGGACAGAACATTGGACGTACCGTTGCATCGTTGATCGGAGGGGCTGCTAGCGCAAACTATGTGACTCCACTTATCTTGAAAATCGCACACTTGGACGGTGAACCTCAGTATGGGTATGCCGCCGGGTTTCTTCTTGGGTTCTGTGGTTTGCGAGCCGTAGAAAACTTGTCTGAAAAACTTTTAGCCAGCCATGACGTTAAGCCCCTTAGTTCTATTAAACGCCCTCGCAAATAGCGTTCTGGCTATAAGCGCAATCCATCTGTGGCTGAAGGTATTCGGTCACGAAGATAGTGCTATTTACAAGCATAAGTACGCTGCTCATCTTTGCAAACTTGCAACTACAGTAACGATTTGCGGAAGCGTAGCTAACATCTTTGCACATCAAGAACCTCCAGTCACAGAGTTCATCCTGAATATTGGGGTGGCCTGCAACTATGTGTGGCTATCTTGGTTTTCAACAGTTTCCGATCCAGTTAAGCCTGAGCCAAAGAAACCATTAACTCCCAAATCCAATGGAAAGCCCAAGCGAAATGTTCGACGATCTTAAGGAGATTGGATCAGTTTTAGGTGTAAACGTAGCCGCGCTTGCGTTGTCTTTGTCTGAAGTTGAGCAGACAGTTCGCGTGATTAGCGGGGTGCTGGCAATCATCTACACGACTGCAAAGCTGTATAAGACACTATGGAAATGAACCTTTCTGAAAAGGGACTAAAGTTTATCGTCGATCAGGAGACTGGTGGACGCGCCTACTATGAAAAGATGCTCAAATACCCCACATGGCCCGGAGTTGAGTCAGGGGTCACTATTGGCGTTGGCTGGGATTGCGGCTACAACACTGTTAGTCAGCTCTGTAGCGATTGGGGTACACTGCTTGATGAGGAGGCTATTGAACCGCTAAAGGAGTGCTGTGGACTCAAGGGGCGTGCTGCTATGGCCTTGTTGCCAACCGTCAAAGACATCGAGATTCCTTGGGAGGCTGCTGTTGAGGTGTTCAATAAACATACAGTTCCTCGGTTCTATCTGATGATGCTTCGGACTTACCCGCAAGCTGAGTATCTGCATCCCGACGCTGCTTCTGCACTTTTGAGCCTTATCTTCAACCGTGGAGGATCGCTTAACGGTGAGCGCAGGATCGAGATGTCAGACATCAAAGCATGTTTGATCAACAAGGAGTACTCTGATATACCTGACTTGTTCCGCAAAATGAAGCGTCTGTGGCCTGACACGGCAGGGTTACGGAAACGTAGAGACGCAGAAGCCGCACTATTTGAACAAGCATATGCTTAAATCGACCAAATCCCTAATGATGATCCTTAACGGGCCAAGCAATGGCCGTGAGCGTTATTGTCCTGAATGCACTTCTCCAATGGAAGAAGATGGTTGTTGTTCTGCGTGCGGGTATGGCGAGGAAGAGGACGAGGAAGAGGAGGGTATGGAATCTGAACGTGTTGCAGAGCTTCGCGACGATCTTCAGCGGATTGTAGACAAGATGAGCAAGTACTGTGAGCCAGAGGCAGAAGAAGAACAAGAATACATGCTTCCGCTTCCTACTGTCTATTCTGTCAAAAAGTAAATATGGCAGAAGAACTTCAAGCTGAAGGTGATGACATGTTTTTGGGGTTTGCCAGTAGGCTTGACCCTGCAAACTTGCAGCCCGGCATCTTGCAAGCGAGCTTCAACACTCGACTTCAGCGCGGCATTGCCCAGCCTCGGAAAGGCACCAAACGTCTTACTGACAACGACCTTATCAACCTGATAATGGTTGGCTCGGGTTTGTACGTTGACGCTGACGGGCGCGACAACATTGTATTGGTATTTACGGACAGGATGTACCTGTACAAGCCTGCTCAAGGGCAAGATATTAAGGTGTTGTATGGGCCTTATGACTTTCCTCCAGATCGTGTAATTCAAGAAGGTGGCATTTGTGACGTTGTTACGGCCTTAAACAAGATATTTATCTTTCGCGGCAAGTACGACAAGAAGACGTTTGCGGCTACCGAATCAAATGCTGATATTCTAGACAACGATACTGGCATAATTACTATAACAAC